AAAAATTCAAGATAATATTAGAACTATTAAAAATGATTATGTAAAATATTTTTGGAAGTATCCGCACGAAATTGTAATGGAAGAATTAACAGAAAAACAGAGGGAACAATGCGACATATTTAATTATGAAACTACAAATAAATTTAAAGAAATAGTACTTGATAGGATTAATAGAGTTAAACCAGATGAAACAAAAGTAACTGATTGAATAATTTATTAAATTAAAAAGTTTACAGCTCTTAAAATTTTTATTTAGGGGCTTTTTTATTGCTTGTTAATCTCAAGTTAAGACAAGATGAAACAATTAAGAATCCTATAAAACTAATAACTTAGTGGTATGATAGCACCTGAAAAATTAGACAAATTTTGTACTATTGAGACGTTGAAACTTATTGCTATGACTACGTTTTGATTTTTTTACTGTCTTATTATTGTCTTATTTATTTTGATTATTGTAGTATTTTAATAGTTGTATTATCTAGTAAATAATGTTAAAATTAAATGTAAGCTAAATTATTTATTTCTTATGACTACCCAGACCAAAGAAACAACATCAGACCGCATCATTAAAAATGATGTTATTTATGATGTAAAATCAGCAAATTTTATTGACTTCATTAAAAGTGATGGTTCGCTTATGTATTCTTATAATTCTATTGATGATGTTTTAAAAGAATATCCAAATGCAATAGTAACTACATTTGTTAAAGCTTCAGAGATGAGAGACAAAACAAATGAGAGAGAATACAAAGTGGATAAAGCAAAAGTAGTGACTGAGAAAACTTATTGGTATCATTTGGAAGTTTTACCACCTAGTAAATGGGGCGGAATAGATTCGGCAACAATAGACCCAAATGACGTTATAACATTTGAGAGTTTTATGAATCCCGAATGTATAACAGATAATCTTTATGACCATCTTTGTAAAATCAAAAGATGCGGAAAAAGTAAAACAACTTATTTTTTAATTGTTGCTGACAAGTCAACAAGTCAGGAAAAATTATTAAATATCTGTTATCAGAAATTATTAAAACTTGAAAGTAATAGAAAATGAAAACGCCAAACCCAAACCAAACAGCCAAACAAAAATTAATTAATAATGATGTCCCCAAACATTTACATCAATTAGTTACTGGTTTAATTGTTTGTATCACAACTAAACATGATTATAGATACGAAAAAGCAAAGGAGATTGTTGACTATGAAAGTTTAAATTTATCTGATAAAGATATTGAACTTGCACAAAATAAAGCTTTATCGATTATCTATTCTTAAAACTGATTTTCTTTTTTCTTCCATTGCATCATTCTTAAATTATGAAAACTTCTAAGTCTAACTACAACTATCCACTAGCTACCAGATCAAATCTTGTTATGGTTCGTATTGCAACGGTTTTATTCTTTTGTGGTTCGTTTTTACTTGCTAGCTACTACAGCGACAGCCACCAATTAAAAAAATGTCTAGCAGATAACAAACAGACTAATGCTTTTTGTTATAAAAAATTTCTAGGCTAGACCCCACGGCCCGCCCGCCCTGCTATCTCGCAGGGTTTTTTTATTGTATCAAATGCTACGTATCAAATGATACAGGGGGGCAGGTCAAAAATTTTATACTAACGTATTACATAACAGGGAACTTACTGATAAATCATAAATTAAAGACTAAA